TTCCACAGGCTCTGTGTCTACTGGCTCTGTTTCCACAGGTGTGGTATCAACTGGTTCTGTTTCCACAGGTGTGGTATCAACTGGTTCTGTTTCCACAGGTGTGGTATCAACTGGTGTGGTAGTTACGGGTGTAGTGTCTACAGGTGGCACGACTACGGGTGTAGTGTCTACAGGTGGCACGACTACGGGTGGTTCAACTGGTGTAGGTGGAGCAGGAGCTGGTGCAGGAACTGCATTAATTACTGCTTGTGCGGTAGCAACAACCGTTGGTGCTGCCAATACTGTTTCTACTGCTGTTGAAACAACTGAAATATCTGCTACTTTTGTAGTTAATGTTGTAGTTGCTGTTGTTAATGCAGTCACAGTGTTTGCAGAAACAGTAGCGATTACAGGAATTGCTACTGCGGCCGTTGTATTTGCTGTATTTGTTGCAACAATCGCCGTAACTGCTGAGTTTAATGTAGCAATTTGTGCATTTGCTGTATCAATTGCCGCTAGTACTGTTGCATTGTCTGGATCAGGAGTAGGTGTAAATGCAGCACCTTGATTAATTGTTCCAGTAAACCCTGTAGTAGTGCTTGTATTAGCAATAGCTGTTACGGCACCCCCAGTTGTCTCTCTTACATTAAACCTAGCGCCATTTGGTATTGGTCCAGTCACGCTTACATCTGCTTGCCATGCGCCATCTGCTGGGTTAACATCGGCATTAAATCGAACTTGAGTCATCTGTGTCTCGGCAGTAGTAAGAGGATATACTCTAAGGTCCCACGCAATAGATAGAGTATTGGTTGTTGTTGAATAAGTAATACCAGATCCATTACTCCATGTAGTCCAGTCATACCCCGCTACAGAAATTGAAGGGGCATTAGGCGTTGTATGATATGTACTACCTTCATTTACTCCAAAGGTAATAGTTGCATTAGATCCTACGTAAACATTATTATATGTGACTCCACCCATTTGTAAATTAAATGGAAGGTTCATGCGGATACCCGCATCATCTGTATTTGCTAAAACATTTGATGTTGTTCCAACTGTGGCTACCAAAGCATTGACTGCATCTTGAGCATTATTAATAGCAACATTTGCCTGAGTTAATTGTGTCTGTGCCTCTGTAGTTGCAGTAGTTACTGCTGCTACCGCCGTGGTTGCCGTTGCTACTGTGGCAGTTGCGGTATCTACTGTTGCCTGAGCTACCTGTATTGCAGTAGAGGCTGTTGCGGCCTGTGCTACTTCTGTTGTAATTGCGGTGGCCACTTGAGTAACGGTGGTTGGCGTTTCCGTCATTAAAGGGGTTGCTGTTGCTATAACTGTTGCGGTTGCAGATTCAACTACTGGGATTGCTGCCGTTACGGCAGTTTGGGCTACAACAACTTCTGGGGTTTGAGTTGTAGCACTTACTGGGATCGCTGCTACTGCTTGGGTAACGGCTGTTACAGCTGATGTAACTCCCTGTGTAACCGCAGTTGCTGTTTCTACCGCCGTAGACACATTTGATACTTCTGATACCGCAGTAGTTGCTGCAGTGACCGCAGTATTTGCTTCAGCTACGGCTGCATTAGATACTGTTACTGCTTGGACAGCTGTTGCTATTGTTACTGTTGCCGTGTCTGAGGCCTGTGCTGCTTGTGCTACTTCTGTTGTTGCTGTTGCAAGCGCTGTATTAACTGCTGACTGTGCGGGACTTACTACAACTTGTTCGGATGGTTGTGGCACATCCTCAGCATAAGCAAGGCTTGGACCGAAAAGAAAAAGCCAGCCCACAATAAAAAGGCTGGTTAAAAAGTACTTAATCCTTTTGGTCAATTAGGATCTCCTAAGTAAAACAATATTTTTGTTTACTTAGTAATTATAGCAGAATGTTAGTTTAAACTACTTAGGATTATCTGTTTTATAAAATCCATTGCCCTTAAACTGTATGCCAAAAGGAGTAAAGTGTCTAGTCATTTCTGAGTCACACTCTACACACGTGTAGCCTGGATCTTCATCTTTAATTGATCTATGAGTTGACATTGTTGGGTGTGCATCATCATATGAACACTTGTATTCGTATACTGGCATTACTTACCGCTCTTTTTCCTCGCTTTAGCTAAAGCATCAAAATCTTTTACTTTAGTATCTCCTAGGTATCCCCAAGCATGCCCGTCCGTAATCATCTGCTCATTTATAGATATGGTTTGATCGTCAATAAATAGCCATCCAAGTATTCTTCCATACTTTTCTGAGGAGTCCATCTTTTCAGTTTTTATCTTTACATTTTTTGCATCTTTTAATTTAGACTTAAGGTATTCTTTTGCCTCAAGACCTAACTTTTTTTCCGCAAGATCTTTTGTTCTTGATTCTGGAGTGTCTATTCCAGCTAGTCTTACCCTAGAAGCGAACAGGATATCAAAACCAAGGTCGATGAGGACGTCAATTGTATCCCCATCGACTACACCCTCTACTTTTCTAACATAGTATTCGTACATTACTTAATCTTCTTTGGTGCTACTTTTTTTGCAGCTGGCTTATCTGGTGCTGCTTTCTTTGCTGGTGCGGGTGCCAACTTATTTAAAAGAGGTGCATTTTCTTCTCCAGCATATACTGGTCTGCCCCAACCAACAACTGCATTAAGTAGCTTTTTTTTGTTATCCTTTACATAGGCACGAGTTTTTTCAACACACATTCCACCATTGCGCTGATCTCCTTTTGCTGTTCCAGAAGTATTTCCCTCAATAACCTGAATTGTTCCGTCTCCATTATTTTTAATGCATAGGCCAACATGTGAAATGCGATTTACGCCATCATCTGGAAAATCAAAATAGATCCAGTCGCCAGCCTGTGGGTCGTCATTACGTGCATCTGACCAACGTCCTTCTTTCTTAAACTGATCGGAGGCTGCTACTGTTGATGCCGACTTTGGAAACTTTGCTACACCAGCTGTGAAAGCACACCAAGAAACAAACGATTGACACCATGGCTGGAAGTTAACCTTCATCCATGCACCATACTTTGTTTCATTATCTTTTGGACCCTCAATAGTTCCAACTTCTTTTTTTGCAACTTCAATAATTGCTTCTAAACTTCCTTTTGCTGCCATTTTATTTCTCCTATTATCTACTTAGATTATTTATATGTAATATAGAGAGCGTTTCTATATTTACATGTTCTGGTACCATGAGCGCCCATCTGATTGCATCCGCAACATCTTCTGGGTTTAAACAATTGTGCCTGTCACGATCACCACGACTATTTACATTGCCTGGCGCTATCTCTGTGACTCTAATATTTTTATCCAATAATTCAAATCTTAATATTTCTGCAAGTGCTACTTCTGCATGCTTTGCAACCGTATAGCTACTTCCTCCACGATAAACAAAGTGGCCAGCCATTGATGTAATTAGTACAACGTTTCCTCCACCATTTTTTATCATTGATGGTGCTACAGTTTTTGTCATATCCATTGCACCAATAACATTTAGATCATAAGCTTTTTTCCAGTTATCAACATCATCATTTAATATGTTATTTGGCAAATTAAATCCACCACCTGCATTATTAACTAACGCATCTATTTTTCTATCATAGATATACTTGCCAAAATTTTCTACTTCTGATCTATTTGTTATATCCATTTGGTAGACCTCTATATTGTCTGATTCTATGGACTTAAGCTCATCTATACTTCTTGCAATTGCTATAACATGAAAATTATTTTCTGCAAGCAGCTTTGCTGTTGCCTTGCCTATGCCAAATGAGGCTCCAGTCACTACTACGGTTTTCTTTAAATTTTCCATAAATCCCAGTATACCATTTCTATCAATTATTATATAGTCTTTGCTATATGCCTGACTATCTTTTCATAGTACTTTTGAGTCATATGGTCATTTAATAAAATCTTTAAAGGTTTTTTAGGCTGCATGTATGGCTCAATCATGTCTGTACCTAGTATCTCATCCACCCTTATCGGGGCCTCCAGCCCTCTTTCTAGGCATTGTTTTCTAAGCTCCTCTACAAACACTAGGTGCTGCTCATATCTCCGCTCAAATTCAATGTCTGGGTCGCTTGAATTAATTCTCCACCCATTGGTTATAATGCATATAAATTGTGGAAGAGGTTCCATAAATACAATACGACATTTGTCAAACTTATTTAAAACATTATCAATGTATCTAGATACAACATCTTCTGCTGACTTGTAATTGTTTAAATGGGTCTGAGGTAGCCAGTTCCTAATATCAATGTATCCTAGCCAAGGCACAACTATATTGCCTTCTACATTCCAATTATCAAGAATATATTTCTGTGTCCCGCTTGCAAAGTTATTAAAATCATAGTTTAGAGCAGATCTTCCAGGGTGAGAAGACATCCATATTTTAAGCTTAGAGTCTTCGTACATTCTCAAGGAGTCTCTGAGCCATACTTCGTTGCCATCCAATATATATCTGGTTACATAATTCTGCTCTGAGTCTTTAAATTCCAACCCAACATTTTCTCTTAAGAATACGTCTGGCACACAGTTGCCAAGCTTTGCTGTGTGTGAATCTCCCACTATTAATATATTTGTCATTATATCTCCATTATACTATTTTGTGTCCCCAGATGGTATCGAACCATCGACCCGCAGATTAAAAGTCTGCTGCTCTACCAGCTGAGCTATAGGAACGTACCCCTGGCTGGGATCGAACCAGCGACCTACAGATTAGAAGTCTGTTGCTCTTCCGCTGAGCTACAAAGGTGTGCGGCAGGTAGGACTCGAACCTACGATTACCGAATTATGAGTTCGGGGCTTTAACCAACTAAGCTACTGGCGCCAGTTAGTATATTATATCCATAATGAGTCTGCCAGTCAATAGCATCTTTATCATTATTTAACAATGGTTGTCCTTTTATGTTTAAGCTTGTATTTAATAAAACTGGCACTCCTGTTTTTAAATAAAATTTATTTATTGCTCTATAAAGACCAGGATGCTGCTCTCTTGTAACAGTTTGTACTCTTGATGTGCCATCCGCATGCACAACCGAAGGTATCTTTTCTGGCTGTAAGCACTTGACAGTGTACTGCATATATGGGCTTTCAAAATCCATATCAAACCATTTGTGTGCGTGATCCGCAAGAACAACTGGTGCGAATGGCCTAAACAATTCTCTTTGTTTAATTAAATTCACTTTATCTTTAATGTTTGGATCCCTTGGATCAGCAAGTATACTCCTATTGCCAAGTGCTCTGGGTCCGTATTCAGCTCTTCCTGTTGCTACGGCTACGATTCCGTCTTTCAATATGCCGTCCAAAATTTTCTGAACAGGGTACTCTCCACCAAGGTCATAGCCAAGATAAGGAGTCTTCCAGTCAAGATGCTTTCCATATAGGGCTGCTGCTGCGCCTAAAGAACTACCAGCATCACCAGGGTTGGGCATTATCCAAATCATATCAAATATTTTCCACAGCAGTGTATTTGCGGATGAGTTTAGTGCACATCCACCCATGAATACTAAATTATTTTTGCCAGTTAAACTTTTTGCCATACGCATAAATTGATTTAGCCTTTGCTCGTATACCATTTGTACTGCTGCTGCTATATCAAATTTATCTTGTTCTGAAATCCAACCCCAGTCAGTTATTCCTTTATGAAAATTATATTTTTGTTTATCATAACTTGGGAAATATTCGTCTACTTTTTTATAATACTTTTGCCAGTCTCCATAGGCAGCCATCCCCATCATAATATATTCTTCTTGGTTTGGCATAAGTCCAATCAACTGAGTAAAGGCTGAATAGAATAATCCAAAACTAACTGGATAGTTCTGCTTATACTTAAGTTTAATCTTGTCGCCCTCACCAACCCATATTGTTGAGGTATTAAACTCACCAATTGCATCTAAGACTACAATACATGCATCATTGAATGCGCTTGTATAGTACCCTGCTGCTGCGTGAGAGTAATGATGTTTGAAGTAGTGTACTGGAACATCTAAAGGAATGTTTGGCTTCCAGTCTGCTGCTCCCCCTCTTAGCATTATTCTGGATTTTTTAAGCCAAGGCTTTTCATAATAGGCTATAGCATCTGGTGTTCCATAGTTTAATGCATCTAAGATAATTTCTTTGTTGTTATACCAATCATTTTTTTGTTTACTATATCTTTCTGCATGCCCCGCAAAAAGTATCTCGCCATCTTTAATTAAAGAGACGGATGCATCGTGAGAAGTTTCATTAATTCCTAATATTATAGTCATTAGTAAATAAACCTAGGCTTATCTTTATTTTTTTTTCTAGTAATTTTTCTTATTATTGTATAAATAAAATATTTAATTTTTATCATGCAGGGACCTTTCAAAAGCTTCTGCGATATGTATATGTTTGTGGACTGGGAAGTGCCCCCTTTGACCGATTTTAAACTCATCGTCCATTGCTATATTAAAATTTTTTTTATACTGGTTTTTAAAATCTTCATGGCAGTTAATCAAAAGATTATCTTTGTCTTTGCCTTTAACAGATAGGTCGTATTTATAAAAAGAATTGGAATCTATTTCTATTGGGTCGTATTTATAAAAAGAATTGGAATCTATTTCTACACCATCATACCAATTTTTTTGTTCTAAATATACGTAGTCTTTAAAATCCATTTTACTAATATTATCATTTAAATAAGAGTCTTGATCGCCATCCCAAGTGCCCCAACGAAAATTGATTTTATTTAATTTGCAATAAATCTCTAGCATTCTTATATAATCAAGATTTATTGAAAATAATAATTCAGACGGAATAATGTCTTCAGCAATATGAGGGGCTTTAGAATACTTTACATCTTTTTCTGGATTGAAGTGGTTTGGGACCAGAGAATACTCTCTTCTGCCATACTTATCCTTTTCGTATCTACTTTTCATAAATTCTATTCTAGACTTCATTTGAATTCTTGTAAACTCTGGAAACAAACAAAATAAAAATTCTGGGTTTCCGTAAGTTTTAAAAAATCCTATCAGATTTTGAACAATAATCTGGGTGCTAGCTCCGCTAATACTTAAGTTATAGGAGTCTAGTCCTAGGGTTTTTGATAAAATATTCCCCCACACTCCATCATTTACCACACCCTCGCCAACTGACTGTGAGCATCCCGCAAAAACCATCCTTCTATTTTCTGCAAATTCTTCTGTTCTGTAACCCATAGAATTTAATGAATATACTTCCTTATTATCTTCTGGTGTCCAGGAAAGCTTAGAGTTAATGTTATATAAATAATAGCCTTTTGGCACTTTCATTATTTCATAGCTGGAATTCTTCCAATTAAATTTATCATTAACAAAATCAGAAAATTCTTTTCCTATAGCACTATCAGATTGTTTTTCCATTAAAAGTCTTTTTCTACTATGCTTTGTACGTACTCAGAAAAATGTTTTCTAATTGATCCCATTGGCCTTGAACCAAAAGACTCCCAAATTCTTTTATACTCAACAATATTTGAAAACGTTGTTGGGCACACTACATTTCCATTATACTCCTTAAGTACGGTTGGTAGAGGAACATGCTTAGTGCAGCACTTACATTCTTTTGCTTTTTCTTGGTATTCGCTCATATTATTTGCATCCTGTCCATTGCTTCTTTTAAGTCTTCAGGCATTCTTGGTGCTCTGATCATATTGTAAGATGTTATATCAGGGTCATCTTTTGCCCCAAAATCATTGTCGTAGTTCATCGACTCATATGTATGTATATTTATTTCTTGATTATTATCAAATCTAGTTCTGCTAATTGAATTAAATATTGCACCACAAGTAGCATCGGCTAAGTCTTTGGAACCTTTTCTTGGGTGATCCACTTTGTCTCTCATTATTCTAAGCTGGCAAAGCTCATCTATAAGCAGAGGTATGTGTGGGCCAATAAGTCTTTCTTCCGCAACGATCATAGCCATATCATCATAATGTTTTTTAGCGACAGACAGAATCTCTGTATTGATGCCATATTGTTTTAGTTGTTGCATCATATCATGAGAGTTCCATCTGTCAAAGGTACATGCTGCTATATTGAATCCCCTTGTTTTAAGAGACAGAATATAGTCTTTTACTTCAGTAAAATCTACAGATTTATCTGGGGTCGGGGTCCAGTATCTAACAGCGTCAATCTCCACAATTGGAGCGGGCTGTGAATAGGTGTCTGTTACTTTAACATTGACCCACCTATTAACGTGTGCCATAGTAACGGCACAATGGTCATGCTTCTGCGCTAAGTCTACGTGGATATAATATTTTTTATCTGGGTCTGGGAGAAACCACTCCTCCAGTCTTCCAAATGTATCTACTGCTATTTGTCCTACGCTAAAAGCTTTTTCTACTTTTTCTCTTGATTTAAAAAATGCATCAACTGCGTCAGGTGGCATGCAAGCAAATCTTGATAAAGCGTCTGTTGGGTTTGTATAGAAGGCTGTCTTAAAGTCATCAATTTTTCTAACTGGGTTGATCTCCCAAGTCGGGCGCTTAATAGCATATACTTTAGGTATCTTGTAAGATATGATATGGTCTTCTTCCCACTGTATTTCAAATTCATTTCCTGCTGTTCCGTCTGGAAGCTCTTCGTACATCTTAAATTTATGATCCCTGATTACAGTTTCTTTTTCTCCTACAACTGCATCATATCTTTGCTGTATATAATCGTTCTTAAATCTAGGGAATGAAAGAAGAATGACTTTGCCAAAATCTGGGAAACGGGAGTCTACCGATGCCCTATACATATCGTATACAGCGCTACCTGTTTTTGCTTGATCGTGACCAGTTGTATTGTCTATAGCAAAACCAGAAATCTCATCTAGGATAACAACTATAACATTGTATCCTTCCCACGCCTCTCTTTCCGAGTGCCCAGAATGAACTGTGATTGCCTTGTCAAACTGGATTTCAGATGCCTTTGCATAGTATTTACCAACAAACCATGGAGACTTGTCTATGCGGCTTCTAAAGCCTTTAAAAAACACATTGCTTGCTTGCTGCGAGTTTATAGCAATATTAATAATATCAATCGAGTCACCAGGAGGCTTGCCATAATATGTTGCTGGGTCTTTTAAACATAGTAGTAAATAAACTATGTAAGCTACAGCAATTGTTGAGCAATAATCTTTTCCAGAGCCTTTGCCTAGCTGTGCTACAACTTCATTAGCAGTTTGTTTAAATCTAGTGGCACCTTCTTCTTCGCCAAATAATTTTTTTAGCGTGGACTCTTTATAAATCTGAGAGCTTTTTTCAATTAAAGTGTATTGATACTCTGATAGAGGCGGCAACCCCAAGTAGTTTGGATCATTTACAAATGTCCTTAAATCTACTGGCTTTTCTTCAAACTCTTCGCCGTCCAGAATATCTATTAGGTCAGAAAAATCAAAGCTCATTTTACACCCAATGGGACATCAATATATACAAAAATTTTATTAGAGTGTGTATATCTTATATCGCTTTCTAAGGCCAGCACCTCATGAGATATGTCTGATCTATGAATTAGCATATCACCCTTTTCTGGCTTGTATTGCATTCCAATCTCTGGGTATGATATCTCTGCGCCATCATAATCATTAAAATAAAATATAACGCCATGGGTAGTATATTCAGCTGGGTATACGGTATCGCCCTCTTTTACACTTAAGTTAGCTTCAAACAAATGAATTGAGTCGTGGTTATCTTTATGAAGATTCCATGTCTGACCTTTTATAAATTTTACAAGGCTAAGATTTTCTCCAAGATAAAAATCTTTTTTTAAAATAGATTTTAAATGGTTGTGTACTGGAAGTAGGTGGCTTATTTGTTTCTTAGTAGATTTATACCAATCTCTTTCAAACCACATGTTGTCTGGGATGCTACTTGCAACACCAGTAATAGAATCACAATCCTGATCAGAAATAAATTTTTTATATACCCATATGCCATCACTTAATTTTTTAAAATTGTCTACGCTTGCAGAAAATGGAAATGTATTAGACAACATCTGACTCGTGAATCAGAACACTCTCAACAATACCTGTTATCTGAGATAATCTTTTTGCAACATCTAGCTTGCATTTAGGGCACCCAGCAGTCACTTCTTTTAGGATTCCAACAAGGATGTCTTGCTTTCTTTCAGTTTCGGCAATTTGAGATGCAATTTGAGTATTCTCTAATACACCTACAGATTGAAGCATAGCTATTCTTTTTGTTTCAATGTCTGCAATTAGCTTTAGGGCCCCTGCTTTTACGCTGAGCTGTCCTTGGGTATCTGCATCCTCTACGGTCTTCCAGGCTTCTTTGATTAGCATTGCATAATGTTCGTCTGCTCCAGAGATTGCCTCTCTTGCACGATCTCTTAAATTGGTATCGTTATGGACTACAGACTTCCACTCATCAACATATTCAAGAACCTCTTTTCTAGAGAATCCTGTATTGGTGGCTATTTGTGTTGCGGAGTTGCCCTTTAGCAGTTCTTGAACAACCCTGTTCATTCTGTCAAAGTGTACCGCTGGCTCTAATTCGCTCATATATAAATTATACCATGTTTTAGTTGACTAAGACTTGTTAGCAATTTTAAGAAGAATTAGATAGCCAATTAGATCATCAATATCATTATCGCCAGGAAATGCTTTATCGTTTTGAATTCTATTTAATTTATCATCAATGCGGACACGAATCTGTTCTGTTGAATCCGCCTTGGAAAATATGCGAATTGGATCTAGTGCTGAGTTTCCGTATGAGATATTTTTCTTTATAAGCATCTCTGAAATCTCTAAACACTCTCTAATGATCTTGTGGCCAGAAGGAGCATCTGTTGCAATTAACTGAAGGTCTGTTATCCAAGCCTGATATCCGCCATCTTTATTTGGGTACTCGCTCATTTTTTTCTCAACAATCCAAACTCTTGTAAATATCTCTGTATGGTCATAGCAGAGACCCCGCACTCTTTACCTATTTCTGTAACTGTTTTCTTTTGAACTATGTATCTTCTATATAGCCAATCTTTACTTTGATAAAGCTTCATCGCTTAGTAAGCACCTGGTTGCTGTAGTGTGCAATACCAAAGCTATCCGCAACATCAAAATCTATAATTTCTAAACCATATTTTTTATTAAAGTAATCAGCAGTTCTTTGCTTTCTCATATTTCTTAACTGATTTTTATACCAAGATTCCGCATACCCTGGATTAGCTAGTCTTATTGCAGACTTCTCATCTTTCGTAGGATTTTTGTTGCCAATGTACGCCTGCCACGAGGATGGACTAATAGTAATAACCTTAGCACCAGTAGACATAAGCTCAGCAATAACAACTCCATAGACATAAGACAATTTTATCACAGCATCAGGTGATCTGACAAGTATGGCACCTTCAACAGCAATATAATCACTCTTCAGTTCATCTAACATCATAGCCATTTTATTTTTAGCGTCGTGAATTTTTTCATATATATCTTCGCCTACAAGATTAATCTTTCCCCATTTAAGTGGGACGTCATCTTCCATTAAACAAAAGGCTATAGAGTTAGTTGAGGCATCTATACCTAAAACCCTATTTGCCCTTGTCTTTATTAGGCTAGCTAATTTCATCTATAATATCCTGTAACAATTTTCTAGACTTTGAATTAGTTTCTTTTAGGCATGAAGAGCATACATCATCAGAGTTATACCTGCTTAGCTGGGACTTACATTTTTTACAAAGCCTGACTGCTCCTTTTTTAATAGCCTTTTTTTCATAATACTTTTGCATAATTCTTTTGTTTGTTGCAACCCTGCAGCACTCATCTGAACAATACTTTTGATTATGTGTCTTAGAATCAAAGTCTTTAGCGCATTCTGTATTGGCACAAATCATATTTTAGGAACCTTATATAAATCTATTTCTACTGTGCCAACGGGACCAGAGTTGTCATAGCATGCCTTTTTAACTGGGCAATATGTGCATGGCATCTTTGACTTAGTTGATCCTGATGGCCTTACTGGTAGGTCTCCATTCTGAAAGTTATCCCAGACCTGCTCCATCCAAGAAAATGCTTCTTCGATTATTGCTTTATTTTTATCATTCATTGATATTGGAATAATCAATATCTCTTGAGTGTTTTTGTTTTCGTACAGAAAGAATCCTTCTTTGGCATTCTTTAACTTCATATAAGTTAATAGTTGAAGCATGTGGTTTGCTGATGACTTCATCTCTGATTGTCTGGTATCCCATACCTCTTGCTTTGCCGTTTTGATTTCACCAATTACAGTCTCGCCATCGTACTCCATAATTAAATCTATAAAGCCTCTAATGGGAGGATACTCATTAATAATTTCCTCTTCTTCCGCTTTCCACTCTGGCATTGTAGCAATAAGCTTTTGAAGTCTTTCGTGAGCCTGGGTTCCTTGTGCCATATTGGCAACTGCTACGGCATCGTTGTCATCAATGAATACTGCACCAGAAAAAGCCATATACCAATATCTAGGGCATGTTCCGTGCCCATATCCAAGTGAGCTTGGGCTAAATGACTTCTTTGTCATCTGTCCGTCTGCTCTTTTGGTATTACGATATGACTCGTCAAGCAATGACGCAAACTTTTCTGGGTCAAAGAACTTTCCAGTATGTTTCTTAAACTTAAGGTTCTTTACAATATCTCTAGCCATTTATGAGTTATACCTAACGACATACTTAAGTGCATCTACAAGTTTGTCTATGGACTCCTTTACTGAATAATAAACGTTCTTCTTGTTGTTATTTACAGTTCCCGCTTTATCTTTAGCAATGGTTGAATACACAGAAGACATTACCGCAAACTTAGTAGACATTGCCTGCAGCTCCATAATAAGCATAGGGGCTTTTGCTGAAGGAACATCTGGTGTCATCAATAGCTTTACAACAATAGCCAATGCTTTGTCTAAGTGCTCATCTTGCATATACTCATGCAGATCATTAAACTCTGTTATATCACTAATCAGCTGTAGAGTATTCTTATCTTCCGCCATTTTTAATCCTTTTGTCCCATTTGTCTATGAATAATCCAAGTGGATACCCAATAGTAAATCCTAGCATTAATCCTAATAAAAAGATAGTCATTATATCAACCTTCCATCTATATAAGTGCTGTTACTGCTTTCAATATAAACTTTGATTGCTGGGTAATCGTAGGGATCTTGTCCGTCAATCAAAACCATTCTTTCGTTGCTACCATTATTAACTTCATCATTTTCTCTGTCTTCTTGCATTGATTCCCATTTTGCAAGACCGTATGTATCTCTTCCTTGTATCCATTTTTCAGACCCATCATAGTACCAAGATATAAATACACGCAAAAGATATTTATTACTACCGCTTACAACTGGCTTTGCGGCATGCCAAAATGGATGGAAAGAAGGAAATATTGTCATGTCTCCAGCCTTTGGCTTATAGGTAATAAGTTTATTTTCTTTGTCGTTTAAAAACTGTATTTCCCCACCTTCATAGTCATCGTTTAAATATATAGTTAAAGAAAGCATTTGTTTAAAGCCAGGCTCGTCTTCATGGTATCTAGAGCTATCCGAATGAAAGTTTATTGCAAAATCTTTATCTGGGTATATGTTGTGTTTTAATGCATCAATTTGTTGCAGGGTTAGTTTTCTTTTAGAATTATCTGGTTCTATATGAGAAATATATTCTGTAGAGAGCCCAAAGTTTTTAACATAATCAGGCCACTCTACAACATTTTTCCATTCAGACATATAGTCATTAAAAACAAAATCAATTACATTTACAATTTCTTGTTTTGTTTTAATCTGCTCAAATATAGTTTGTTTTTTTAACTCATCTTCTTCGGAGGACATTAATTTTTTGCCAACAAGATCGGGAGCAAAGTTAGTCATTATTCCAAAATCATACCACTTTACCCAGTCACGAATAAACCCTTTACCAGAAGGCTCGTGCTGATCCTTTATGTCTCCTTCTGAAATTTTAATAATATTTAAAATATTTTCAACATTATTAAACAGCCCTTTGTATACATTAATACCAGGCAATAAATTAATTTTTTCCATTACATAGATCTTCCATCTACGTAGATGTGGTTTTCTTTAGATACTTCAATTTTAATAGAAGGATTTACATCTTGCCATTTTGTTCCTTCAATTCTAACCTCACGGTCATAGATTCCAGTAGATACCTTTTCTTGTACGCTATCATCTACCATTTGCAACCACTTTTCTTCTCCATGTTTTTCTATTCCCTCAAACCATTCTTTTGAACCTGGGTAGTTCCATTGTGCAAAAACTCTAACAAAAACTTTCTTGTTTCCTTCAGTTACGGCTTTAGCTGAGTGGAAGTAAGGTATACCAGAAGGGAAAACGGTTACATCTCCTACAGCTGGCTTGTATGTAACAACCTTTGGAACTTCGTCAATTTCATTTAAAAATTCAACTTCACCACCAGTATAATCGTCATTTACATAGATAGTAATTGTTATAATCTGTTGTGATCTTGGCTGACCAACTCTGTGCTTGTGTGCATCTGTGTGAAATGTAATTGCTAGATTTTTTTCTGCATGGATGTCATGCTTAAGAATTTCTATCACAGAATAATGCATTCTTCCAGCACCATCCTCATTTAGCTTCCAGTTGTCTATGTACTCTGGCCAGTATCCAGATTCAGACCACTCATTAATATAGTCTTTAAATACAACTGAAAATATAGCATAAAGTTTTTCTCTAAACTCGTATAAAAACTTTATGTTTTCATCATTAATATCTTCTGGCATTTTTTTAAAGTTATAAAATGTTTTTTTACCAAAAGTATGCCAAGGAACCCATTCATTTAAAGGGGAAATATCTTCCATTTCTTTTGGCAAAACTCCGTGGTTATCGCCTCTTGTTGATAGTTCTTCGTGAGTAATCTCAAATTGGCTTGTGTCATTTTCATACAAATCCATTAAATTATAAAATCTTTTTAGCTCTTCTTTATTAAACATATCTTTGTATATAACTACTTGTGGCATTACTTGATATTTATTCATGATGTTCCTCCCAGAACTCTATTAACTCTTCTAAAACTGACCACTCTATGATCCCTAGCCTAACCTTAGACTCGGACCCTATAATAATTTTTAAAGCTGGATGCATGTCTCTATCGACCCTAAACGTGTCTGTGCATATCTTTGCCCAGTTATCTTTGTTTAAAGTGAATGAAGATCCAGCCTCTTTATAATCAACAAGAAACTTTTTCCATTGTGCATCACCTTTCTGATAGTCTCCCCTACCAGAATTCTTTTGTGCTTTTGCACCGTCTCTTTTTACTTCTGATCTTTCAGACATTATCCAACCGTATACCTTGTCTCATGCCCGTCTTTACATTTCCAATACATTTCCATTGTTTGATTATTGAATTGATATGAATCAACGTATAGATCACATTTAGAGCACGGTCTCATATTTTCTATACTCTCAACTCTATTATCAAATACTGGTTCTTCTGCAATAGGCTTATTTAAAAATTCGTTAAGATTTGGCATCAATATCCTCAATTAGTTTATCAACAACTTCTGGGTTGTCTCTTAAATAAGCAACAGCCTTTGCACGTCCCTGTAGTCTTTCTCCATTAACTGTATACCAGGCTCCACCTTTTTCAACCGCTCCAACCATTTCTGCAACATCTAAGGTCTCTCCAACTAGGTCTACACCTAGTGACTCTCCTTGGTAATAGAAATCGTACTGTCCAGATAAGTTAGGGGGGCCGAGTTTGTTGTAATCAATAATCCAATTGACTGGTCTGCCAACCCTTTGTTCAATAATTTTGTCACCAACTTTAATGCCAGCTTTGATAGCATTAGCTTCAGCCTCAGAAGACCAAAGTTTAATGACGGTGGAAGAGAAGAACTTGACTGCCATTCCTCCTGTCGGTATGTGGGAGGCATGCATAGATCCAAACTGATTTCTCTGTTGTGAGATGAGTACCAATAGTGTGTTCTTGTTTGCATAGTTTAACATCTTGACTGCGTGAGTCATATCCTTTGCTTCAGCGCCGATTTGCTTTGTGTCTTGCAAATCTTTCATTTCATTTCCATCTTTTTCAAAATAAATTGCTGGGAGTAGCGCTGATATAGAATCAACTACAATAATATCAACACCAGCGTCCATCAACTTAGTAGCAACATCTACCATATCATTAACTGTTTTAGCTGTGGAATAGATAAGGGAAGAGGAATCTACTCCGAGCATCTCTGCCCAAGACTGATCGTATGAAGCCTCAGCATCAATCCAAGCACAAGTCTTTCCTTCTTTTTGTGCAAGCGCAATCATTTGTAAACAGAATGAAGACTTTCCAGCAGACTTATTTCCCCATACCAGAACTTGTCTTCCGTATCCAAGGCCGCCTTTTAATGCCATGTTGAGTCCAATACTTGGCGTCTTCTGCTTTTCAACTTTTACATCTTGCGCTGCTTTTACTCTTGCTCTTGTTTTTGGATCTAATCCTGCTAGGATTTCATCAATCGCTATAGTCATTTATTCTCTCTCTTTTATACAATTATATCATTAAAATAAATTGCCGTGAAGCATTGGTCTTACTTTATTTTTTTCCATTTTTTTAAATAGGACTTCATCTAGGCTGTTCTCTACAAATCCACCATTACGCATTGAAGCATATAGATCAAGAGTTCTAATTAGAATATCAACCATCTCTTCTACAATTTCTTCAGAGCCCTTATTCTTTCTCATTGCCTCAAGAACCTCTGTAACTTCAGAGTGAATTAGTGCTATCTTACTTCCAAAAACATCAAAGTTTTTTGGCTTATCCCAAAATCCTTTTTCAATAGCAGTCTCATGAAGTAAAGCAGAAAGAACATCCAGTCCAAAATCTGTTACTAGTTCTATTTCTTTATTCGAAACTTTCAATGAGCTGGTCGTTATTGAATCCTGGACCATCTTGGTTTTCCTCCTTAACGTATGGAAACTGCCTCTTGTATGTACTATTACCCCATCCTTGAATATTCCAAGGTCTTCTAATTGAAAAAAACCCTATGCAATTTCCTTCTTGAATCATCCTATCTCCCTCTTCTTCATTACATAATCTGAACTTTACCTTGTCTGTCTCCTGATCATACTGAACAAGGACATGGCCTCCTAGATCTTTAATGTAATCTGTGTAGCTTTCATCATAAGGGTTTATATTTTCATCGTTTTTAATAGGTTCTGAGTTTCTAATTGGCATCATATCTTCTCGATTAAAAGCAGCTTGCGGCATTTGGCTAAGCATAAAACCCAAAAGAATTGAAGAGTTTAGTTTCTGATAAATATCTGTAACGTCTGATTTTCTTTCGTTTACTACATCTTCTCTAACATGCTTGCCGTCAGAGGTGTACACGTCATCATCATTAGTTGTCATCTTTATCCTTTAGCTTAAACTTAAACGATTGATTATCCGAATCGTAATCAACCTGCAGTTCTTTATCAACAGTTGCCGCATCTAAAAATAATTTGCTTGGCACTATAATTTCTTTATGTATCTCTAAAATTGCAACTAATATTTTTGAAACATTAAGAGATGCAAAAATATCTTGTTCTTCTGTCACTATCTTTCCTCCTGATTTTGCTTAATGCTGTGGACATTCCACGGCCTTCTTATTGAAAAAAATCCTACAGAATTGCCTTTTATTTGAGAATCAATTCCTTCTTCTCTAGTTGTTAAAGTAAGCAATACGTCGTCTGACTGCGGATCATATTTTACAAGAACATGCCCGCCAAGGTCCTTGATATAATCAAAAAAATCTTCATCGTACGGGTTAACTGATGTATTGTTGGGTGCAATTTCGTATTCATTAATTTGAATGACTTCATCTCTCTTAAAAGATATTGTTCCAAAATTTTGAAAAATCATTGTAAGTAGAGTTGAGGCATTTAGTCTATGAAAGACTTCCTCTATCTCAGAGTTTCTTTTGTGACACTCATCTTTTGTTAAAGTAATTCCGTCCTCTAAATATATGTTATGAGTGGGCATAGTCGTTCCATCTAGATCTCAAGCAGACATAGCCAAGATCATTACCGATTCCTGACCTCGCCTCTGCTTCTTCTTTTGACATTAAATTAAAAGTAAATATTTGATTATCAAAATCATAATCTATTTGTGCATATCCTCCTCGCTCTTTAATGTAATCCATGTATGTATCCATGTAGGTGTCTATTGCATCAAAATCTTGAAGATCTTCTGGCTTATGATAATTCATAATTTTATCTAGCTCTTTTTTTGGAATTGACACTGGTCCGACTGATTTTAATACGGCTGTAAGCAAATTAGTTGCATTAAATCTTTTTACTAACTTCTCTAGCTCGGTGGGTTCGTTCATACAAGTCCTCTTTCATGTTTAATAAATTCTTTTGTATTTGTCATAGTATTTCCTTAATGTTTAAAGTTCCGTCATCTAGCTTTGCTAGTTTGACTTTACATTTCATGCCTTCACGCATTTTAGCAAGAGTCATTTTATACATTGCTGGGAAAGCAATTGCTCTAGTTAAGTTCTTGTCTTTATCTGAGAGAACTATGTGACTCATTTGCTTACCAGCCTTTGTTGTGTATGGAGTAAAGTTTACCACAATGTACTCGTCTTCTTCAAGGTCGTATTTTTTTCTATATAAATAGTCTACAAAAAGGTCGGTGGAGTCTGGGTTTATATCAGAAACCTTAATGTACCTTGCAATTCTATTATCCCCGACAAGGATAAAGTACATTTGTCCTGTTTCAATTTGTGTCTGCTCTGTGTGGAATAAACCTATTGATCCAGTCTCATCTACCAGCTCTACTCTTGCCCAGCCGTTTCCTCGTTTAATAGACTTAACCATTCCAAACATAACAAATGATCCCAGGTCATCAAACTCTTCAATTGGTCTTGCCTGTGCTTTAATTCTTGGCGGAATGCCTTCAAGATTAAATGTTGGTATACCTAGGTATTCGTAGTAATTGTCTTTTTCATTTCCTTGCCTTTTGTTATCAGTAAACGCAGCACCGCCGATGGAGTTAAGAGCAGCAATAGCACGGCTATTAATGCCAGAACCCTTTTTCGATGCCTTATCAATAAAGTCAGAATAGTCACTGAACGGTCTTCTTTCTATTATCTTGTTTGCAATGCTGTCTGAAATAAACTTTACTTCAGCCAATCCAAATCTAATTGCGTTATCTTGTAGTGAAAAATAAACCTGAGATTCGTTGATATGGGGGAGTAATACTTTTAGGCCAAGTCTCTTTGACTCAATTAAATATTCCGTTCTTGCATCTTTATCATTTTCGTTTTTAAGAACTGAAAACATGAACTCAAGAGGATAATAGGACTTAAGCCAAGCAGTATAATAACTAAGCATAGAGTAAGCAACAGCATGGGAACGGTTGAAAGAATAACCAGCATGCGCTTCAAAGTCGTGCCAAAGCGCCTCTGCTTTTTTCTTAGTAATGTGTTCTGAAGCCCCAGTAACAAACTTATCCTTGAACTGGTCAAACTCTTTTGCATCTTTCTTCTTTCCAATAATCTTGCGGACCTTATCAGCCTCTGCCCAAGTCATACCTCCCAAGTGTACGCATGCCTGCATAACTTGCTCTTGATATATAATAACACCATATGTGTTCTCGGTGAACGGCTTCATAATAGTGTGGCTAAAGTCAACTGCCTCATTGCCATTTTTTCTATTAATATAGGCAGCGCCTACAGTATTCATAGCTCCTGGCCTTACAAGTGCATTTGAAGCGGCAAGATCTTCAAACTTATCGACACCCATTTTAATCAATAGGTTTGTGTATGGAGTTGCTTCTGCTTGGAAAACTCCCTTTGTATACCCTTCGCTTAGCATCTGATAAACCTTTGGATCATCAAGTGAAAGTTTTGAAAGGTCAATCTCTTTTCCTGTTCTCTCCTTGATTGATTTCAGTGTGTCAGATATTACAGACAATGTCTTAAGACCAAGTGCATCTAACTTAATTAGGCCGATATCAGCAACTGTATCCATATCGTATGCAACAACAGGAATTCTCCCAGAAACTTTGTCTTGTGAGTCCTCACGAGACTCTACTGGTGCAAACTTTCTTAGATCATCTTTTGCTACAACTACACCTGCAGCATGCACTCCAACTGAACGAATACGCCCACGTAGTCTGTCTGCCAGCCACACAACTTCTGGGTATCGCATTCTAAATTCTTTTGTATTTGGAGAATCAATAAAGTCTTCAAATGTATCTACAGTTTTTAATGCACGATTTACTTCTTGAAGTGGCACCATAAACACACGAGCAGCATCTCTTACAACGCCCTTATCTTTAAAATAAGTGTATGTGGAAATAGAGGCGACGTGCTTAAACTTTTTCTTTAAATAATCCTTAACCTCTTTACGACGACGATCTTCAAAGTCAGTATCAATATCTGGAAAGTCATTACGTTCTTCATTAATAAATCTGAAAAACAAAAGGTTATATTCAATTGGATCTACATCTGTAATTCCAAGTGCGTAACACACAAGTGAGCCTGCTGCCGAACCACGGCCTGGGCCAACACGGATGTCATTTTCTTTTGCCCAATTAATCATATCTCCGACAACTAGGAAATAAGATGCAAAATTCTTTTTAGCAATAATAGATAACTCTTCGTTAAGCCTGTCCATATAAATAGGGTCTGAAGCCTTCTGAAGGCTCTCTAAGCCCTTTTCAGCAAGCTCCCTTAGTCTTTCATCGGCATCTGTCTTTGGGACTGGCAGAAGGTCTAGGCTCTGATAGAAGTCATATTCTCCTACCTTGTCTGCAATTTCCATTGTATTCTCGTAGATGTCTGTTCGATTAATTCCAGCCTTATTAAAGTCTGCCTCTATCTCAGAACGGCTTTGAATAAATAAATTCATATCTTGGAATGATATTCTACGGTCAGGATAAAGATAGTTAAATCTATCTAACATATCCTTCATATTTCTAGACATATCAAAGTCAGCATCTTTATCAAACTTAGGAGATGTTGATAGGATAAGTAATGCTTCTTCTAATATTCTATCTTCTTCTTTAGCAAAGTGAGCATCTCCAGTTGCCACCGCCTTTATCTTGAGTTCGTCAGCCAGCTCCAAAAGCTTTGAATTGATTTCTGGCGGATTATGAGATTGGACCTCAATATAAAAGTCTTCACCAAAAGTTTTCTTAAAATCTTGGAGTATAAGTTT